AAATTCCCAATCCGTGCGAAAAAAGGAAGTATGATTACATTTTCCTATACAGAAAAGTTGACCGAAGGGAAAAAATTCTATCTCGGAATTGCAAAAAATGAGACAGGTAGTGTTATCGCATGGTTATATCACGATACAAATTTATCCGTTAGTAATAGTAAATATACGATCGCAGCGGAAGAGGATTATGTATATTTAATGTGCACCAGAAGTAGTATTCGAAGTTTCTTGGATACCATTCAAACTTTGCAAGTGGAGATTTCCCCAGCTCAAACTGATTACCAACCCTACAAAGAGCAAACCCTCACCCTCACATCTGACCGCCCTCTCACAAAGTGGGACAGACTGGTAGAACAGGGTGGACAGATTGGGTGGTTGTATGCCACTAAGAAACATGTGGTAACAGGAAGTGAACATTTTATTAGCGGAGGGGTAAACTATTATACGGGTTCTAGCGTTGACTTATATTTCAACGTTATGGATGCAACAGGGAGTCAGGGTATTGTAAAGAATTTATCCGATGTTCCATCTATTTGGCATAACAAAGATGCCGAAGGTTTTAGAGTAAATGGTTCGCAGTTTCATATAAGATTAAAAAATACAAGACTCAGTGTATCTGATGATGCTACAAAAGATGAAAAAATAGCGGCCTATAAAACATACCTTGTGGGAGAACATGAAAAAGGAACTCCATATGAAATAGTATATCAGTCATTAGAACCTGAATTCATCCCACTCCCACAATCCGAGCAGAACGCAATCAGAGCATTAAAAACCTACTACCCTACCACAGTCATCACAGCGGACGGAGGGGAACTTGACCCAGATATTAAAGTAACCTATCGAAAGGAGAAGTAATATGAACTACGCAAAAATCATGGAAAACGGAACTGTAAGAATCAGCTCCATCAAAAAAGAGGGCTACAAGCCACTCAAGGAAGAGAAGCCAGAGGGATTTAGCAACCTTGTCTTTGTCGGATATACAGAGACAGAAGAAAATGTAATCAAAGAATACGAAGCAGTCGATGACGGTATGAGCGCCTACGGTAAATTGCAGAAAGACTTAAAAGCAACGCAGGCGGCGCAGGAAGTCACAGATCAGGCGGTTCAGGAGCTGATTTTAGCAACAATGGAAGCGGAGGTGAAATGATGGCACAGTTTTTGGCGAACAGGATTAAAGGTGGACACTTGACGATTGATGAAGTACCGGAGAGTTTAAAAGAACAGGTACAGGCGTTACTGTAAAATCGAATAAGTAAGACATTAGCACATAGAGATATGTGTTATTTTTATGCCTTTTTGGTCAGTAGATGAGACCTTAAACAGTCAATTCGTGGTGGATGGTTACACACCTTAAACAACCTAATGCGAAAGGAGAATGGAAACATGAAAACAGAATTTTTAAAAGGACTTGGATTGGAGCAGGATGTCATTGGTAAAATCATGGCAGAGAACGGGAAAGACATTGCCGCTGAAAAGGCAAAGACTACCAAAGCAGAGGGGGAGCGTGACAATTATAAGAGTCAGCTTGAGACCACAACGGAATCTTTGGAAAAGTTTAAAGATGTTGACCCAACAGCTATGCAGGGAGAAATTGATAAGCTGAATCAGCAGCTGAAAGACAAGGATGCTGAGTATGCCGCCAAAGAAGCAGATCGCATCTTTTCCGACACGATCAAAGAAGCAATCAAGACAGCCGGGGGACGCAATGAAAAAGCGGTCATGGCTATGCTTGATATTGACGCTTTGAAAGGATCGAAAAACCAGTCTGAGGACATCAAGAAAGCATTGGAAACCGTAAAGGAGTCTGATGCTTATTTATTTGGCTCTGATGAGCCTTTTAAGAACCCAGTAGGAGCAACTGGCGGCTCCGGTGGAGAGATTGGTAGCGACATGCGTTCTGCTATGAGAGCAGCAATGGGACTTCCACCGGAAAAATAACAAACAATATTAGAAAGAACGAGGTAAAAACATGGCAAACAACATTGCATTAAGAAAAGAATATTTATCTGGCCTACTTGACCAGGTATACAAACTGTCATCTCTCACAGCTGTCCTTGACGGGGCAAACGAGTTGGCGCGAGAGGGAGCGAATGCAAATGAAATCTTAATCCCGAAAATGACAATGCAGGGATTAGCAAACTACAATAGGCAGTCAGGGTATGTTGCAGGTGATGTAACACTCGAATACGAAACAAAGAAATGTGGATATGACCGTGGACGAATGTTTACAATTGATGCTATGGACAATATCGAGTCCGCAGGTCTTGCATTCAGCCGACTTTCTGGAGAATTCCTGCGCACTAAAGTAGTGCCAGAACTTGATGCTTACCGCCTGGCAGGCTATGCGTCTATTGATGGAGTGACAACTGTAGCTGCGGCTCTCAATGATGGTAAGGCGGCTCTTGCGGCACTCAGAACAGCAAGAAGCAAGATTGAGAACGCAGAAGCGAACCTTGCGACCTGCTATCTGTTTATCAATCCGACAATCTACGGCATGATCGAGGACTTGGACACAACAGCATCCAAGAAAGCAATTGACGGATTTGCCGGAATTGTCAAAGTTCCGGAGGGAAGATTTTACTCCAAAATCGATCTGACAGCTTCTGGCGCCGGCGGATATGATAAGAACTCCGAAGGTAAAGCAGTAAACTTCATGATCGTGGACAAACAGGCAGCAATCCAGTACCAGAAACACACAGTCTCCAAGATTATTACACCGGATCAGAACCAGGATGCAGACGCTTGGAAATTTGGATACCGTACTGTTGGTATCGCAGAATGCTACGATAACAAGAAAGATGGTATCTATGTACACACAGCGGTGTAAGGAGTGATTAAATGATTCTGTATGCAGATTATGAATATTACACCACTACATACAAAGGGAGTCTGTCAAAAGAAGAGTTTGAAAAATCCATTATGAAATCATCAGCCTACGTCCGGAGGATTACCTTCGGGCGCGCCGATGAAAATAAGGAATTGGACGAGGTAAAGCTTGCCGCCTGTGCTGTCTGCGATTTGATTGCCAACGATGAAAAGGTCAGAAGCAAGCATTCTGGACGCGTGGTCACATCCGAAAACACGGATGGATACTCTGTTAGCTATGAAAGTGGAGGAAACGGAGAGACAGCGGATGATTTGCTTGGCAGAAAGATATTTGACACATTAGAGCTTTATCTTATGCCGACAGGTCTTTTGTACATGGGGGTGGAATCGTGATAACAAACACAGATGCCACGCTTTACAGTAGGAAATATAACCCATCTACTCGGCTGGATGAGTGGGAACGAACCTGCATCCCGGAAGTATGGTGGTACAAAAATGAAAAGTCGCAGATTACGACAGATGGATTAAAGCAGGCAGACACTTACACCGTCAGAATCCCGGACACGAGCGTGGAAATCAAGAAAGACGATTACCTTGTAAAAGGCGATTGTAAGGTTGACATGCAGACGATTAAGGACTTGGACGGACTGGATAAGACTAGAATTACATCCGCAAACTACAATACTTTTGGCGGCAATCCGCATATTAAGGTGGTGGGAGTGTAATGGCAAAAGGAAAAAAGAAATTCAAAATCCAGACTCCGAGAGGATCTATATATACCCAAGCATCCGGCGGTGGAAAAGTATCAGCAAAAATCGAATGGAATCCAAGCTTTAAGCCAAGTATGGAATCCGGTTTCGCAAATGCACAGGAGTTTGTTGATTCTGAGTGCATCCGGCGCATGAACCCGGAGACTCCAAGACGGACAGGTGTACTGGATGAGTCAGCGACTCTTGGCAGCGTGATCGGCAGTGGCGAGATCAACCAGATTGCGCCTTATGCACGTAGACAGTATTACGAGCATAAGGAAAAATCACGATGGTTTGAGCGCATGAAGAACCGGCACAAGGACTCTATTCTGAAAGGAGCGGCTAAGTATGTCAAATCTCATTGACAGCGTCAGATCATACATTCTCACATGTCCGTTTTTGAGTGATGGACGTGTGAACGTGGACTACATTGGAACGGATATGGGGTACTCTGTTGACCCTCTCCCTTGCGACCCAATCATACAGAGATACATGGATGGTGGAGCAAAGAAGCAGTTCCAGTTTGCGTTTACGAGCCAAGAGGAATACGATCAGGACGCAAGAATCAATATCGAGAACAGCGGATTCTTTCAGAGCTTTGAAGAATGGCTGGAACAGCAGAGTTTTAATGGCAATCTTCCGGAACTCGGAGAAAAGAAGAATCCAATATCGATCGAAACTTTAAACAGCGGCTATCTGTACGATATGAATGGTGAAAATGCCAAGTATCGCATAGAGTGCCGCTTAATTTATGCACAGGAGGTATAAATATGGCAGAGAAAAAGTCTGAATTAGTTGGACGCCACAAACGGGTGGCATACATGAACACGGACGCTACTGGAAGCTCACCAAAATTCGAACGCATGACGAATTTTACAACCATGACAAACGGAAAAAACCCGAAAGAGTATTCCAGACAGTACGTGGATGAGATCGCGGAGCGTGCAGACGTTGTGGGGTACGCGCCGGCAATTGAATATTCGTTTGACCGGTACACAAACAACCCGGTACACGAAAAAATCGCAACAATCCACGATGGTGAAAAACTTGGAGATGACGCACATGTAGAGGTTGTAGTTGTCGATTTCTTCAAGAAAAGTGACAAGGGCGATAAGTGTTACGCTACAAAAAGAACCTATGCGGTTATCCCGGATTCCGACGGAGATGGAACGGATGCGCTTGTGTATAGCGGATCTCTTAAATCTGTATCCGACATCGAGGAAGGATACGTTACAGAAACCGATTTTACAAGCAAGACGGTTACTTACGCAAAAGGTGATTACGCAGCAACTGAATGAAAGAAAAGGAGAGTGAGCCAATGAGCCAGTGGAAATTTAATAATTTTGAAACAGACATCGATTTTACAGACGCAGATTTTATGGAAAAATTTGAGGGCTGCTACGAAAAAATGGTTGAGGAATCCGAAAAAGTGCCGAAAGTTGGAAAAGTGTCCGAGATTACGAGGGCGCAATGCAAGGTTTTTAATGATTTCTATGACCGATTATTCGGAGACGGAACAAGCGAAAAAATGTTTCTAGGGAAAAACAGCATGGACATGAGAGTTAAGGCCGCCAATTCACTGTTTGATTTACGGAACAGCGAGCAGTCCAGATATAACAGTATGGTAAACAAATATACACCAAACAGGAAAGCTAGGAGAGGGGCGAATAAGAACCGATGAACCTCTTCTATGAATCACTCCCGACATCGGTAATTGTAAATGGAAAGCCTGTGAGAATCAGAACCGATTTTCGAGAGTATATTTCTCTTTTGGACATGTTAAAAGATAAAGATGTCAAGTCTGTGGATAAGCTGTTGATTTTGAGTGAGTATTTCCTTGACGATATCGAAATATCGCAGCCTGCAATTGACGCATTATGCGACTTTATGAGTGCTGATTTTTCAGACGGAGAAGTCAGTCAAACCGGAACAGTGAGGCAAAAGAATCTTTTTTCTTTTTCCATCGATTATCCCTATATATTATCAGCATTTTTGCGCGATTACGGAATCGACCTGATTGATATTAAATATCTGCACTGGTGGAAATTTCGAATGCTTTTTGATGGATTATCAGAGGACAATGAGATCAAGAAAAGAATTATGTACAGAGGGATTGATCTGAGCGAAGTTAAAGATCCGGAAGAGAAAAAGAGAATCCAGAAAATTAAAAAACTGATCGAGTTAAAACAGGAAGAATTGACTGATTTTGAAATCGGTGACGCTTTTATGTAGGTGGATCATGAAAAAAGAACCAATATTAGTCCGAGATTGGATTAGATGCCCTGTGTGCGGCTGCAAACTTGCTATTGCAGACAATACAGCCAAAAGCCACGGTATCTACGTAAAATGTCGGACTTGTAAGAAAGAAATAGAAATTAAGAAATAAAGCACTTAAGTGAGCCTATGAGCCTGTGCTATCCAAGAATAGGAGGGATAGTATGGGTTATGATGGCTCATTAAAATTTGACACGGAAATAAATGAATCTGGATTTAATTCCGGAATTTCCA